TCGCATGGGGCAGTTTCTTCTTGTCTGCCTTCATGTTGTGCATCTCTCATATCTTGTAACTCTATAGAATTATTCCAAATCTCTTTCAAACTATGTGTATTGGCATCGCCTACTGGTCTATTTTCAAACCAATCTGCACAGCATCCCATTACCTTGCCATCATATCCAATCGTCAATCTTTGAAAAGGTTGTTTGCATACTGCTCTCTCCACTGCAACCCAATCATCTATCAAAAAGTTTCCATCTGCTCCTCTATCCATCACTGCCGATACTCTTACATCGTCAACTACATCTTTCCACTTTCTGACAAATCCTTCGACTTCGTGTTCGTTACTTTTTTGTTTGCACATTTGCACACGAATAAACGGTTTAGATAACCCTTTACTTTCTCGGTATGAAACTGCTTTTTCAATAGTCCATGTAAGTTCTTCAAAATCCCCACCTATTCGTATATTCTCAAATGTATCTTTCGTATTCCCATCTACACTGAATATAATTCTATCTACTCCAGCGTCTATTAAATCTTCTACCTTGCACCCTCTCATATTGCCATTGGTATTTAACTGTACTTCAGGGATACCTAAACCCTTTGCTTTCCTTGTTAATTGAGCAATCTGTTTATGTAGAGTTGCCTCCCCTCTCCAGTTCCATTTAATACTGGAGACACCCATCTCAGCAGCTTCTTCCAATAAACGATCAGCCAATTCATACTTCATGGCTCCCTTTACATTTTCATCGTATGCCTGTGGACACATGGTACATTTAAAGTTACAGGCATAGCTAAGTTCAATATCTAAATGTATAGGAAACTTTGGAGTATAAACCCAGTTAAGAAACTTTTTCCCTGCGTTATGCCATTTGGTTCGATACAGCAGGTACTTCCACTCCTTTATCCTTTTCGCTGTCTCCTTCACTGCTGACAGGTTCCTGTTGTTTAGCCAAGTGCTCCCGTTCAAGTGCACACCAGTTTTTGAAGGTTTCTTCGATTCGCTTTCTATTCTCTCTACCATAATGCTCTTGCGTTTCCTTTGGGCGAAGTTTGCGAGATAGGGAACGTATTCCTCTACTGTAATAGTCTAATCGTTCCAGATAAAATCCTGCCTTATTTAACATTCTACCTAATGTTCTAGGTGTATATAAGGTTAAATGTGGTGAAGCAGTAAAGTTATCGCACATCATATTAAATCGGCTATATTCATTACCCCAAGGATACTCCACTGTGGGAACTCCTATAAACAACCAACCATCGGAATATAATCTATCGTTACACAACTTCAAAAAAGCTACAGGGTCGTGTATATGTTCTAACACTTGCTGTGCTGTAATTAAGTCAAATGTTAAGTTACGCCAAGACTTCTTCTTAAACTCCCCTGTTTCCACTTGACACAACTTATTCGCCCTAGCCCAATCTGCATATACTTTATTAGGTTCTATCGCATAAGTATCCCACTTAGGCCCACCATTCTCTCCCATCTTTTCATGGGTATATGGTAACAATCCCTCGCCAGTGCCCACATCGAGCATTCTTCCTGATTTAGGGAAAACCTTGTCTTCGTGAATGAAGTCATAAACATCTGCTGCATCCTTTAACTTATAATCTACATTCTTTTGTTGTGGTGTTTGTGGTCTATATAACTTGCTATAAAACCTGTCTGCTGTTTTCTTAGTCCATCTAGGAGATTGATATATGAGTTCACAATCATCACAATAATAGAAAGATACTTTAAAATCCTTTGGTACTTTTAATTGATTCAAGTATGGATCATCGTCATGTTCAAAATATACATCACGCTTCTTTGAATTACATAAAGGACAATCTACTTGCTCAAACTGTTCATCCGATCCAAATTCCGTCAACTGTAGAACCCTCATCGTCTGCTGGCACAATCCTTCTAGGTGCTTGTCTCTGTCTACCTTCCAATGTAGAAGATAAGATCATTTCTTCGGAACCAAGTTCCATTGTAGGATCACGACCATCTTGTAGGCGAAGTTGCAAATTTAATAAAGACCTCAATGCGATTACTTTAGCCCATCTATCAGGACAATCTATCACAGTGGTTGTGGTAGAAAGTCTAGTAGCAGAGGGAACGAAAGTTACTTCAATAGCATTGGTTGCTGCTTCCGTTGGAGGAGGTACAAGTTGCACTGCATTTGCTTCTATATAATAATAGAGTTGGTCATTTCTTGTAGCAGTTGTATTGCCATCTTCAAAGTAATATTTCTCCGTTTTTGCAGTCAACGGAATAACAGGGTGTCTAGTTCCACTACTTTGCACTGCCTCAACCAAATCAATTTTTTTAAATGTTGATGTTACAGCAGGACTTATATCACGACTATTAGCCACTAAACTTGCTGTATGTATTTCCTCAAAAAATCCTTCGTCAGACGCTACAATTATATCATAGTAATGTTCATTTGAAGCATTGATAGCCCTTAATATTTGAGCATCACTCAATGTAGCTGTGGCACTATCTGTATCTGTAAGTGTTCTCACTTCCGTTATAATCGTAGTCGCTGTAGTTGCCATTAGGCTTTCACCTTTTTCTTTTTATTTTTAAAGTCTATCCCTACTCGATGATTTGTCGGAGTCCAAACGTGCCAACCTCTTTTGTTAAAAGAAGTATAATCATCCATTTGTTTTCTCAGAGCACCATCATTTTCTAATGCAATATCTTTAAACATTTCTTTCTGTTGCCTGGATTTCTTTCTTTCTTCTTCGTATTCCTCTTTCTCTGCTGCTAACCAAATATCATCTGGCCTTGCGTGTCTCCAGTTGTCCCATTCCTTTAACTGAAGTATCAATCCATAATCCAATGTCCTGAACTCACCATTATCCCCTTCCCAAAAACATATATGCCATCTATCTATGGGTTTAGGTTCATATAGTTTAATAGGTACTCCACGATCATAGAACGTGGCTATGTGGCTAAATCTTTTTCGTTCCGATGGGCGAAGGAAATGTCTTCGGTAAAAAACTTCCCAACGACACTTCCTTCCATTCCATTGGACCGATAAGTTTTCATCTAATTTTTTTAACTCATTTAGAATATACTTATCAGGTTTCATTTATTTTCCGTCATCCGCAGGGGCATCATCATACTCGATACGAATGTACCCTTGTATAAAGTTCACTGTAGAAGTGGCGGTGAAATCACTGTTAATCAGTAATGTTGTTCCTGCACTAACTACCATACCACCTTTATTGCCAGTAACAATGGAAGTGTTTAGCGTAGCGGTAGAGATAGAACCAACTGTTGTTCCTGAGTTGAAACTAATTCCACCAGAAGCCAATAGACTTGTTGTTGTGGCTGATGCTATGGAAGAAGAATTAGCACGATAGAAATTTAATGTAACCGAACCAGAGTTTCCAGCACCACCAGAAACACCTGCCAAAGCTACAATTTCTTTTACCCTTCCGTTATGAGGAACAGGTATATATAGATTCGTATCGGCTAACGCTGTGCCTGAACCATAATCTGAAAATCCAAAACGAAGCATTTCACTTTTCATTGGATTGTTTGCTGCTACATTTCTATTTTTAATTGCCATATTTGCTCTCCTCTGGAGCCATAGTTAACCCCAAAATTTCCCTGCTGCCTGTCTCCCCATGTGGGTTATTATTATTTTAACCAGTGTAACAGGGAAAAATTGGATACTAAGAGGTTAAAGTGTTGCTTGAATATCAGTAATCCTGAAATTCTTATTCGGTGCATCTGTACCAAAGTTACCGAACATTCTCATAAATCCTTCAAATGAGTCTATGTTGTTAACTCTGCTTAATACTGATCCGTCTTCATCTGCCCATTCAAAGTCTGATATCTTATATAGATGCCAGGAAGGTGCATTGATTCCGTAAACAGTATTGAAAGGTGCATCTACTTCAAATCGGAACTCTGCTCCGTTGAAGTCTAATACTTTATGTCCACCTTTCAGTGTTTGTGCAGTGAATCGCACGTCTGGTGTAAGAAGGTCTAAATACTCACGTCTAACACTGTAGTGAGAGATAAGGTGAGTAGTAGTATCATCTTCACCAGAAGCCTCTGAAGCAGCATCCCATGCTTGTTGCAATAGGTTTAGCGTGAGAGGTCTGTTAGTTCCGCTATTGCCAAGTATATTGGCTCTCCACGATTTGTTACTATACGCATCACGACTCACTCCAGCGTATGTTCCAGAGGAGTTAATGCCATCATTAACGCCATTGAAATCGTTGTAACCACATCCTGTCAATGTCATAATCGTTCCTGACACAACAGTTACGGTTGCAGAGAATGTAATAGTGGAAGACCCACTTGCTCCAACAGTAGCGGAAGCTACAGTAGCAGAAGTGAAGTCAGTAGATACAGTAGATGTATCTGTGGCAGCACCAGAAGCGTTTAGTCCATCTAGTATCATACCAGCTTGGATAAATCGAAGTGGGCTTCCAACATTTACTGTTGAAGATGTTACATTTACAGTTGTTGTATTGACCGAAGATTGATCAGAAGCAACTGTAGATAGATCACCACGACTACCAAAATAAAGCATTCTATTGAAATACTTTCTACTGTTACGAGTCATTCTATCCATTTCCTCAGACATAGCTTCAGCAAATGCTGCTCTATCTCCTTGAGACTGTTTCATAGCCTGTGCGGAAACTTCAATGCGACCATACCAATATTTTGGTGATACAGTGGCTGTTACATATACTTCGTTTTGTGCAGTTGGTAAAGTTCCTCGTTCTGCTCTAGTACCTACACCAAAGTTCCTGCCAACGTGCACAGGATATACAAGTCTTCTACCGCCAACACGTTCTGCTTTTGCATTGGCAATGTCAAACATTGTTACTTTTTCATTTAGTGTATCTCGTACTTTTCCTAGAAACCAGTCCTTCAACACCGCATCAAATGTGGTAGTTGTTGCTGGCATAGCTTACTCCTTACTCCCCTTGCTCCATTTGATCCATATACGCCTTCAAATCAGCGATATGGTCTGAACTGGAAAAACTTCCATATTTCTTTTCTTCGTTAGAGGGAATCGGTGCTCCTGATCCTCCTCCAGAAGCTGGAGGCAAGTTAGAGTTCTGTTTAAGTTTATTAACGTGTTCCGATATAATTTGCTGTCTATAAGAGTTTACAAAACCTGCTCTCTCATTCACAGCAGTTTCCATTGGTGTTCCCAGGGCCACTTTAGCGTAAATCGTATCCCAATCACCAGCCTGTAAGTCTGGATTATCTTTAGCGAACTCTGCTTTCTTTGTTTCCCAAGCAGATTGGGCTACCTGATTTTTCAATTGAGAGGTATCCTGTTGCACCTGTTTTTGTACATTTGCTACCTGATCCTGTAACTTCTGAATCGAAGCAGCGTATGGGTCTAATTCCTCAAGTTCCCTATACTTATCCTCTTGCGATTGTTGCTGTTGCTGATAAGCAAGTTGTTGAGCTCTAGCATCAGCCTGCTGATTCACCCAATCGTCTAGGCCTTGCTTTTGTTGATTTAGGTTCTCCATTTCCTGAGAATAATGATAACCTTTCTGTAATAGTTCCGTTGTTCTAGGGTCATTGACATCCCAGTCTACCTCTTTTCCACTTACCTTCAACTTTAAAGAGTTGGAGTTCCCTGTATCGGCAGGTACTTCACCGATGTTCTGATCTCCTACATCTTGGAATTGTTCCTCTTGAGGAGTTCCCATATCTGTGGTTTGATCTTGTTCTGCCATGTTGCTCTCCTAATAATAGTTAGTTTCCACTACGTCTAAATTGGGCGTAGATAGTTCCTGCTCCAACTTGACCATGAACAGCAATATCGGCAGTTGAAACAATGTTAAGGTCTTTCAAATCTATAGTAGTTGCTGTGTTTAGCATTAATGTAGGCAATATCGCAGTACCACCCACACTAAGTTGTACCTGTGCTGCTGTTGCTGTTGCAGAAATAATCAACCTATCTAATATAGTTTGATGTATTCTTTGTTTCGGATTTGGGCCATTTACATTGGTTACAGTCGAAGATATAAATATTGCTGTCGCTGTAGGTATTGTAACTGGGCCAGTTGAGTACATATTGTACCATGTTCCATGTTTATCTGGCATTACATTGGGCCTCCTTGCTGTATTCCCTCGTCAGGGGTAGCAAACTGATCGCTTTGAACTTCCTCTTGGATGGCCCCACCTTGTTGTTGGCCTCCCATTTGAGCCATTGCTTGAGCATTCGCTGCTTGAATTTGTTCCGTTAAAAATGCACCATGCTGTTGCAGGTGTTGTTCGTACATCTGATCTATTTGTGGCTGTTGCTTAATTAGTTCTATATATTCTGGAGCCTTACGTCTTCGGTTATGTATCTTAACGTGTAGTTGATGGTCTTGATATCGTTTAGCCATTGGCATAGCACCAGTAACCATTTCTCTATTCTCGGTCTCTGCTTGTGCTTCATCAAGTGCTTGTTCAGAGAATACATCTTGCGTTTGTCCAAACTCTAGTAACTCCATGACAGTACGCCAATCGGTTCTACCAGTCTCTGGATTAATAAATGCACCTCTCTGTTCCATATCGAGTATTTCTGCTTTCCTCGCCACCAAACTGAATGGAGCCCCCATTGTTCCTGCTACTATTACTTGCGTATTTCCTCGAAGCATATCTCCAGTAAAGTTATCTACTACATCTACTTCGTTATTCTTTCCAATGATACGAATCTTTTGAGGAACTACCATTCTCTCTGCAGCAACCAATAAAGCTAGATTAGCTACTCTAGCGTCTGCTTCCGCTATATCTATCGCTGTTGTTCCTATTTGTGTGGTATCCGATTCTTGCAATAATTGAATAGCGACACCACTTCTTGCTCCAGAGGGTAATGCACCTCTTGATACTTCCCTAACCCCTGACTGTTCCATCATGTTTTCTCTATGTTGCTTCAACACATTAAACAAAGTAGGTTGTGGAGGATGTATATTTGCCATGTGTGGCATTTGTCCACCAATAGGGATTGCTTCAACTACTTCATCAGCAGAGGAGTCCA